AGCCGGAGCCGGTGGGGCCGACAGCGCCCACTCGGCGGCAGATCATGATGCTGGCTGAAGGCTTTGCCACGGATCCAGGTGGGATCGTGCTGCTCGTTCGGGAGGCACTTGCCCGCTGGGGCCACCCCGCCATCACCCCCATCCCTGTCAGCGAGCGGCTGCCGGGGCCGGAGGACTGCGATGCGGAAGGCTTCTGCTGGTGGTTCAGTGCAGCTGATCCAACGGTGGGCACGTTCGGCGTCGCAGCCTGCTGGGTTCTGCGGAAGCACGAGCCGGACGATGACGACTGGCGCACTCACTGGCTCCCCGCCACCGCCCTGCCGCTGCCTTCCCCAAGTGACCACCTCTAATCGAATCACTGTGAGCAGAGGTTTCGCACCCAGTCGCCACCAGACGCGGACGATCCGCCTCTGGTTCTCGATTTACAGCGCCGCCAGCGAGGACGATCCGATCGCTGTTGACCCCCTCGACCTACCGGCCGCTGCCGGGCAATCCCTCCAGAACCTCGCCCTCATCCATGCCCGGCGCATCCTGCTCGCCAGGCCCGCGGCCCATGAGGTCATTGCCCACCGCGGCCACTCGGCCATCCCGGCCCGCGGTGATGACGTCCTCGCCCGCGTCTGCCGTGAACCCTTCCGCGGCTCCTCACAACTGCCCTAGGCCCTGGCCAGTGTCACCGCCTCCGGCTGGTCCTGGTACTTGCCGGCTCGGTCGTGGTAGCTGGTGACGCAGGGCATCCCGCGGAAGAACAGGGCCTGGACGATGCCCTCCCCCGCATAGACCCGGATGTCGGCGCTGCTGCTGTTGCTGAACTCCAGCGTCAGGTGGCCCCGCCAGCCGGCCTCCCCCGGGGTGAGGTTGGCGATCAGGCCGCAGCGCGCGTAGGTGCTTTTCCCGATGAACAGCGCTGTCACGTCCGGGGGGAGCTCCAGGTGCTCGAGGGCCACCCCCAGCCCGTAGCTGTGATGGGGCAGCACGAAGAACTCTCCCCAGTCATCCCGCTGCAGGGTCACCGGCTCGAGGTTTGCCGGATTGAAGGCCTTCGGGTTGACCACGGTGCCTGGCACGTGCCGGCAGACCAGAAACTCCCGCGGGGACAGCCGGAGGTCGTAGCCGTAGCTGCTGCAACCGAACGACAGGGCCGGCCGCCCCTCCACCTCACGGATCAGGGAGCCCAGAAAGGGGCTGATCATGCCGGCCTGGCCCAGGCGGCTGATCTCCACATCACTCAGCAGCATCAGCCCAGGGCGTCAAAGGGGGTCGGATGGCCGCCAAGCCGATCGGCCGCGGCCAGCTCGCGGAAGTAGAGGCAGCGCGCCTCGGCTGCCCTCTTCATGGCCTGCTTGGCCTCGGCCTCAAGCCGGGCCGCTTCGGCGCCGGCCAGGTGGGCCCTGCGACAGGCGCACTGCCGCAGGTTCAGCTTCAGCTCTTCGGTCATGGCGCGAGGCGGGCCTTGCCCAGTCTGTTGGCCTCGTACCAGGCGGCGATCTCCGGCGTCCAGGTCTGGAACTTGGGCCAGATCAGGTCGCACAGGGCCCGGATCTCCGGCTGGGCATCGGCCTTAGAGCGCAGATCTAGGAAGTGCATCAGGGCCCGCAGGCTGAAGCTGACCACGAAATGCTGCCGGTAGTCGAAGGGCAGCAGGCCCCGGGCATGCTCCTCCGCCCAACCATCCTTCTCGACCCTGTCCCGATAGACGGCCGCGGCCACCGAACACAGGCCCAGGTCGTGATCCCTCTGTGCCTGGGTGTAGGTGTAGCTGTGGCCCTGCCGGTCCCGGTAGGTGCCCAGAGGCCGCAGATAGAACACCTCCTCGAGGGCTTCCAGCGTGTTGAGCTCGGCCGCCCGGCAGATGCGGGCCCCGGTGTACCGCATGCTCTGCACGTCGAAGCTCACCCCGACCCGATGGGTGCGGGCCTGCTGCATGACGCTGTGGGGGAAGAACCCGACGTTGAGCACGATCTGAGCGTGCTCCAGGGGCCCGTAGTGGCCGCGCTCACCGGCCAGTAGCCGTTTGACGCAGACCTCGCCGGCCCGCTCCTCATCGGGCCAGCTGTCGCGCTCGTCAGCCACGAAGCTCTCGCTGTAGTCCTGGTGCATGCCGGCCCAACAGGCCTGCTGTGGGTTGGGTGTGGCGGCAATCACCGCCACCCGGAACAGGGGATCCTGCAGGGCTTTCATCCGCGGTGCTCCAGCAGGGCATTGGCCAGGGTCCGGAGGTGATCTGGGCCGTGGGCTGCGGCCAGATCGGCGGCGTGGATCAGCAGGGCCGCTTGCCGCTCGTTGTCTTCGGTCCAGGCATAGAAGGCCGTGCCGATGCTGTCGAGCTGCTCCTCGAGGTCGACGCAGGGTGCCGGTTGTGCGGCCTCGGCCTGGGTGGCATCACTCCACTCCAGATCCTCTACGGGAGCCTGCGCCTTGCGCCGCTGGTACTGCCTGACGGCATAGACCACCTCGTTTGCGATCGTCTCGCCGACGCCTTTGATCTCGGTGAGCTGCCAGGTCGTCAAGAGCTCCACCTGGTCGACCCAGGAAATGCCGTTCCGGCGGAGCGCATTGTGGGCCAGGGTGCTGAGGTTGAGGTCAGAGATCGGGGCCCGGGGCAGTTCCGGCACCTGCCCGGTGCGCAGGGTGCGGGCCACGTCGTTCGTGTAGCGGAGCAGCTGCTCGATGACGGGATTGCGGCTGTGGCGATTCCAGAGGCCGATGGCCACCGATGGCGGAATCGCCGCCTCGAGGGCGGTGGAGGGCGTCACGGGGAAATGTCCAAGACTTTGGACAGGGTAGGGTCGAGCAACAGGTGAGGATGGCCCTGTTGCCATCCAGAGACTCAGATGGCCGAATCCGCCTCCGCCAACCCCGTGGACCTGCAGGCCCTGGTGGATCTGTTCACCGTGGCCTCCTACAAGGCCGAGGGGCACGCCACCGGCACCCATGCCGGCGTCGCAGCGGTGCTCGAGGCCCTGTCAGACACAGCGCAGCGCCAGGCGGCCCGGCAGGTGGAGCGGTACGACCACCGAAGCCTCTACGAGTTCGCCGCGGCCTTGCGCCAGGCGTCACAGCCTTGAGGCTTCAGGCCCCCTCGAGCAGCGAGGGGTGCAGCGGCCGCGGCTTCAGAAACGTCTGCTGCAACATCGCGTTGCTGGCCCGTTGCTGCAGCTCAAGCATGTCGACCAGCATCATGGCCTTGCGCCGGAGGTGCTCAAGATCGGCCGTTTCGCTGATCTCGCAGCGCATCACCTGAAACTTCAGCCTTGCCTCCAGGGACAGCTGAGGCACGACGGGGTCAGGCATGACCGGCGCAGCGTTTCGTCATTCTGGCCAGGGTTCTGGATACCTACGTTGTGGGCAGCCGGTCAGCCATGTCTGCACGGGCCTCGGTCTCTTCCTGGGAGGGTGGTGAGTCAGGGTCTGGGGTCTGGATGGCCGGCCCCCCTTGCAGCAGCGTCATCTGGCTGGGGTCCGGATCGGTGTTGCGGCGCCGGTAGATGCGCCTTGGTTGGTGGCGGACCTTAGTGGCGGCCACTTCGATCAGGGGCAGCTGATCCAGCACCTCCGACGACGGTGCGGTCCACTCCGGCAGCGGCACCGGTGGGGTCATCGCTGGCGGCATGGCCTGGCCCTGCCCCTCGATCGCACTCCAGGCCCGGAGTTTGCTGCGAGCGCTGGCCTCGATCTGCCGCACCCGTTCGCGGCTCACCCCCAGTTCTGACGCGATGGCCTGGTGCGAGCTGTTCTGCAGGAAATAGCGGTGGATCACCTGCTGCTCCTGGGCGGTGAGCTTCGGGAGCAGCTGCTCCAGCAGGGCCATCTGCACGCTGGATTCCACCGCATCGAGGGGATCGGACTCATTGCTGCGGGGACAGGGGATCGCATCCCACAGGGCCATGTTGTCGGCCACCGGCTTGTCCAGGCTCGCGACCGTCCGGCGCATCGCCGCGGTCCGCAGCAGCTCCAGCTGGTTGGCGTTGATCTTGAGCTTCTGGCAGATCTGGTCGTCGCTGGGCCGCACCCCCCGATGGCCCTCCTGAGCCACGTAGGCCTCGACGTTCCTCAGCCGGTCGCCGATGTTGGTGGGGATCCGGATCGATCCGCTGTTGCTCAGGGCCCGGGTGACTGACTGGCGGATCCACCAGTAGCTGTAGGTGCTGAAGGCATAGCCCCGCGCCGGGTCATAGAGCTCAGCTGCCCGGCTGAGGCCGATCGCGCCCTCCTGGATCAGATCCTCCAGGGGCAGCCCCAGCTTCTGGTACTTGCGGGCGATCGAGACCACAAGCCGCATGTTTGTCTCGATCAGACGCCGTTTGGCCCTGGCCCCTGCCCTGCGCACCCCTGGCGGCGCCTTGTCCGGCCCGCCCTCCCAGTCCAGCCAGCGACGCACAAGGCGCCCGGCCTCGAGCTGTTGCTCGTGGGTGAGGATCACGAAGCGCCCGAACTGATCGAGCATGCGGTCGCAGGCGGTTTGCACGGCCATACAGGAGCCAGGACGCGCGCAGCCTACGGAATCCCGCCATCCATGGCCAAGGATGCCGAGATTCTGCATCCTGAATCACCTCTAGCCTGATCCACCGGGTGAAACGGGATGGCGGAGTTCGAGGACAGGCTGGACGGCGTGCTGGTCAACGCCCTCACGGGCATGGGGACGGGCAAGGACCGCATGGCGGTCGCCACCGTGGCCCCGCCGGAGTTTCTTGGGGAGGCCGATCTCGACAGCCTCTACCTCAATTCCTGGCTGTGCCGGAAGGTGGTGAACATCACTGCCAGCGAGGCCACCCGCATGGGCTGGGACATCGCCCTGGGCGACGACACCAAGAAGGCCCGCCGGCAGAGCGATGACCTGATCGCCGCCGGCGAGAGGGTGCGGATCCGCAAGCACGTGCGCCGGGCGGTGCAGCTGGCCCGGCACCACGGCGGTGCGGCGCTGATCATGCTGGTGGACGATGGCGCCCGGGATTTCGAGCAGCCGATCCGCTGGCGCAGCCTGAAGCGCATCCGGGGCCTCTATGCCCTTGACCGCTGGAGGATCTGGCCCGCCCCTGGCTGGTCTGGCATCGGCACGCCTGAGCACTACGAGTTCAACACCAACGCCGACGCCGATCTGGCCCGCATGGGGCTGGACGGCACCCAGACCGTGAAGATCCACTCCAGCCGGGTGCTGCGCTTCGAGGGGGAGGAGGTGCCCTGGCGCTGGCGCTCCCACTTCAACTGGTGGGGCGTGTCGGTGCTGCAGCCGATCTGGGAGGTGTTCCGCCGCTACGAAACCGGCCAGAGCAGCGCCGCAAGCCTGTTGCACGATTTCGACCAGTTCATCCACAAGATTCCCGGTCTTGGGCAGATGATCTCCAGCGGCAACCAGGAGGCGATCACCCGCCGCCTCGAGGTGAACCAGATGGCGCGCTCCGTCTACAAGGCCCTGGTGCTCGATGCCAACGAGGACGCCAGCTTCATCACCCGATCCGCCGCTGGCATCGCCGATGTGCTCGATCGCCTCACCCAGGAGGTGACTGGCGCCTCCGGCATGCCCCACACCAAGCTCTGGGGTGAATCACCCAGCGGCCTGGGGGCCACCGGCCGCAGCGAGGACCGGTCCTTCGCGCAAGATGTCGCCGAATACCAGGAGGACTTCCTACAGGACCCCCTGCGGCAGTTCTACGAGACCCTGATGCGCTGCAGCGAGGGGCCGTTTACTGGCGAGCCCCCCGATGACTGGCGCGTCAACTTCAGGCCCACCTTCGTCATGACCGACGAAGAGACCGCCACCCTGCGGCAATCGGTGGCCGCGGCCGACGTCCAGTACATCCAGGCCGGCGTGCTCAAGCCGAACGAGGTGGCCCTGGCGCGCTTCGGGCGGCCGGAGTTCAGCCTCGACACCACCCTCATCGATCGGGAGCCGGATGGGTCGATTAAGGAGGAGGAGCAGGACCCGAATGCGATCGAGTTCGGTGGTGACTTCGGCCAGCAGGCCCAGGAAGAAGGGGAAGAGGGAGCCACAGGGGAGGCCCCGGGCCTCAATGGAACCGAGGTGGCTGGCCAGCAGGCTGCCGCCGGTGCCCAGCAGGCTGACCAGCTGCGCACCACCACTGATGCTGCCGATGAGCCCTGCTGCGCCTCCTGCGGCCGCGGCGAGGAATGCGAGAGCGACTGTGAGGGGGGCAGTTGTGAGAAGGAGGACGAGGACGACCCCGACAAGCACAACCATCCCGACAAGGTTGGGCAGGTGATGCACCGCTGGAAGCACGGCACCCTGCACAGCGGCACCGGGAAGAAAGGTGAGCACCGAAACGTGGTGCGGCACCCCGGGGGCCAGAAGCAGGCGATCGCCATCGCCCTGTCGATTGCTGGCAAGAGCAAGCCACGCCGCCGGCAGGGGCGCCGCCGCACCGTCCGGGAGGATGCCTGGGAGCTGCCCGCGCGCCTGACCGTCGCCGGCGTGACGGTCGATGTGGGCACCGATGGCACCGGGTCGATGGTGGGGCCCTACGGCACCCCCACACCCCATCAGGCGGTGGTGGGCCCCGATCCGGCTGGCCTGTGGGAGGTGATGGACAGCGCCACCGGCGAGTGGTTCGCCGTGGTGGGCGTGGCAGACCAGCAGGCCCTCGAGGCCGCGGCCGGCCCTGACGCCCTGGTGCGCCGCCTGGATGCCATCGACCTGGTGGCCCTGGGCGTGCGTTGCGATGCCTACCGGGAGGGCGAGTGATGCCAGAGCAGGACCCGAACGGCCTGAACGCCCATCAGCCCGGCGCCAAGCTCGATGCCGGCAAGGTGCGCGCGGGCCTGGTGCTGGGGGGCTTCAGCAGGGCCCTGTGGGCCGTGTCCGAGGTGGGCACCTTCGGCGCACGGAAGTACACCGACAACGGCTGGCGATCGGTGGAGAACGGGATCGACCGCTACACCGATGCCATGGCGCGGCACCTGCTGCTCGAGGCCATGGGCCACTGCACCGATCCGGATTCAGAGCTCCTCCATGCGGCCCACACGGCCTGGAACGCCCTGGCCCGCCTCGAGCTGATGCTGATTGAGCTGGAGCAGCCCCAATGAGCCAGGAGCGGCGGGAGCAGCTGGCCCAGCAGCTGAGTGACGAGCTGCGGGGCCTGGAGGATCAGCAGATTGCCCGCATCGGCCGGGTGTGGGAGTCGGCCCTGCGGCAGACCATCCGCCGGGTGATGCGCCTCTTCGATCGGATCGAGGATCAGCCCTGGTACGACCCCGAGACCACCCCGGGCGCTTTCCTCGGCTCCACCCCGGACGGGCCGGTGCCGATCGATCCGACCCAGAAGAACCAGGCGGCCCTCTACCTCGAGGGGCAGCTGATCCAGGACCTGCGGCGGGTGCTCAGCGAGATGACGCTCACCCCCCAGCAGGAAGCCCGGTTGGAGGAGGAGCTCGCCACCCTCTTCAACAGGGCCCAAGACCTCGGCACCGAGTACGCCATCCAGCTGACGCGCGAGGACCTCGAGCCGGCCCTGCAGGCCATCCGGCGCCCGGAGCAGGATCCGGTGCTGCAGCAGTGGCCCGATCGTGAGCAGGCCCGCTACCAGGAGGGGCAGCGCTTCACGCGCCTGTTCGACATGGCCGGATCGGTGGCCGCGGCCGAGCGGGACTTCCGCAGCCTGGCCATGAACTACCTGCGGCAGCGGGAGCTGGCCACCGATGCCCACCTGGCCGCCTCGAAGCACTACTACTTCAAGTGGTGGCGGCACTGGGGGGAGACCGTGTCGTTCCTCACCGCCCGGCAGATGGCGGCTGGCCCCGATCCCCGCCGGCTGAAGCGGGAGCTGCAGAAGGCCATTCCGAACGTCAACGAGGCCTTCCGGAACCGGGCCGAGACCATCGCGAGGACTGAGACACTAATGGCCAGCGGCGAGGCCCAGGAGCGCACCTACCGGCGCCTGCGGGTGGGCTTCGTGCAGTACGTCGCCACCCGTGATGACCGCACCTGCGAGTTCTGCGCCCCCAGGGCCGGCTGCCTCTACTGGATCGGCTCGGTAAAGACCCCGATCCACCCGAACTGCCGCTGCGATCTCACCCCGGTGACACTGGAGAGCCTGGCCCTGCAGAACAGCTTCTCTGATGGGGCTGGCGGCACATGGGAGGCAGAGGCCCAGGCCCAGGCCGCGGCGGTGCAGAAGCACTACGAGGCCACCAATGGGGAGGGGGCAGCCATGAAGCCGATCGGTGGCCCGGGGCAGGCCCGCGGCCCCCGGGACCTGCCGCTGATGGAGCGCAACGGCCTGCCGATGACGAAGAAGCGGCAGGCCCTGCCGGCCGATGACCCGCGCAACGCTGGCTCGAGGCCATGGCCCGCAGGGGATCCGGTGTGGTGCCCCAGGCGGGGCTGGCTGGATCCGAACGCCCGCGCCACCTATGAGGCGGTGGTTGCCGAGGTTCGGGCCCTGTAGACCAGAACCGCAGGGGCAGCAAGTGGATCAGGGAAGCTGCCGCCAGCGGGCCAGCAGAGCAGCGCGCTCGTTTGCCGGCAACTGGCGCAGAATCTCCAGCTGGTCACGCAGCGTTGGGGGACGACCCTCATCGGCAAGGGCCACACTGGGCTCAGGCGGGCTGGCCTCCTCTGCTTGGCGCCGCAAGATCGCCTCCTCCACGGGATCACGCCAGTCCCCCTGCTTCAGGAGCTGTTCGGAACCGCTTCGCTCGCTGCGAACCAACACCAGCCCATCGGCGCGGAACTCCAGCAGCAGAAACCCGGCAATCCATTTGCCCCTGCTGTTGCGGACCTCAATCGGCACTGGCCGACGGAGATCGATCAAGTCAGTCATCCGTGCCTTGACTGAACTTCCCGTGATGCCTCCCAGCGATCCAGCCATTGCTGGGGCCTGTAGGTGTCCCCCTCAATCCACAGCTGCGCCAGATCCGGCGGGCTGTAGTTGGCGAACCCGGTGAGCACCGCGAAGAATCGGGCCCGATCAGCCTCAGGCGCCTCTGCGGACAGGGCCTTCAAGGCATCCTCCGGATCGAGGGCCAGATCGGTCACCACCCTGCGCATCTGGGTCCTCCACCGGCCAGAGAGCTCAGAGGCCCGGCGCTGGCCGAGGACAGGAGCCGGGCTGGTGCGGAAGGCATTGGGCACCTCCCGGAGGCCGCAGTAGCAGGCCCACATCTCCAGCGGTGTCCAGAGCGGGCAGGCCTCATCGCCCAGGGGGATCGCCCCCTCGAGCTTTTCCTTGATCGCCTGGTCCTTGACCGGCCCCCAGTCCCTCTCGGCGATGCGCCGGTTGATCTCCCCCAGCTGCCAGAAGGCCTTCTGCCGGAGCTCGCCGGCCTTGCCCTGCTCGATCACCGAGAGGTTGCCGTAGGAGATCGCCTC